CATAATATGTAACCGTGATAGTTTCCCAGGCAGCTTTTCCAGGTATCCATGACTTAGCATTTAAGAAATTTATTTCAGTTTCTTCAATGGTTAAGTTTGGACGAGAAGCTAACTTGACAAAATGCGCAGGAACTTCGCCTACACACATTTCTGTCATTTCTAATGTCCAGCGAAATTTTCGCTTGAAAATTAACCTATCTCCACCAAGTTTACCAATCCCCATCGGTTGCGTATGTGGCATAATTACACCTCTTTTATTATCTTAATTTTAATGGTTATCCTCGCTTAAAAAGCATCCACAGTGGATTCAGTGAAGTTACTACCAGTTCTGTGAATGCTAAAGTCGATGAATATAAATTCTACCGCTCTGGTAGGAATAATGCCTATTCTTGCTCTAAATTCATTTCGATCAATTACATCAGGCGTATTAAGTTCTGCATCGGCCTGAATTTTATAATTAGTTATGCCACGACCAGTTTGCACATCTTTCAAAATTGCTGATGCAATTTCAATAAATCGTGAACGAAAAATTTCATCATGCGGTTCAAAGAGAAGTCTTTTTGATTCACGACGAATTGCTTTTTCAATAAAGAACATCAAACGTCTAACATTTACACGATCCAGAGCACTTGGTTTTCCTTGAAGGGTCTTTTGACCCCAGACAATAAAACCATCACCGTCTGCAAACTGAATAATTGGGTTGATGGCATTTCTGTTGCCATACATTGCATCTCGTTCTGCTAGAGAAGGTCGGCTAAATACGTCTAAAATGGATGGTACAAGACCTCTGGTTATACCGGCTGGTGCAAACCATGGGGCTGACAACTGATCTGAACGAGCGTAAACAGCCGCAATTGAACCAGATGGCGGAATCCAAACATCAATGCTGTTATGGAAGTCGCGATACTTCAACCAAGGCCAGTAAAGTGCGCCGAAATCACTATCCAATTTGGTAGTATTCAGCGGATGATTTCCTGCCTGCCAATGTACAATTTCAGTTACAGTTAAGCCAAATGGCGGATCAATAATTGCCATCGCATCTAATCTGTAATTTTCAACCACGTCTAACATACAAAGCACAACAGATGTGGATGGGTGGCCAGGAACAGCCAGATAATCAATATCTAATTGTTCTGGTTCAGACAAAGCGAAAACACCGCTAAAGTCTAGTAGGTTTCCGCAAAGCAGAGAATCTTGAGCGTCAGGATCTTTTGGAATGCCATCAGCGCCACCAACTAGCGTATAATCACCATCCAATGGCGGTGAGGATGTGGCTGTATTATCAGTTGCACGAATGTAGTCAGAAACCAATGCTAGATAAGTTCCGATATAAAATCTGCTGGTTGCATCTTTGGTTAATTGACCCCAACTTTCAACATTAGCGTCATTATTATAAACCTCTATCGTCCAATTGTTTTCACGAAGGTTATTTGCTATTCTAACAAGAGTTAAATTGCCTTCTACACCTGGGCTTTCAGCCTTAAGAGTAAAGGTTGTGATGGGACTTACTCCAGCAACAGCGCCAGTCATTCTGCCAAGAGCAGAATCTCCAACAGCATCAGCAGTACCAAGAGGCGAAATTCCTACAACTGTCAAGTTCGTCCACTCAAATATTGCATTAGTAGTGCTAGAAGATTTGACTAAAATTCTTGCACCCCTACCATGATGTAGGGTTCGGAGAGTTAGAGTTTCTGCCGTTGCCGCCGCATCTGATACAAGGCTTGGGCCTGTTACGCCACCACCGGCTGCTTCAAATCCACCAGGCAAAGTGCCATCAGCAATTTGAGCGTTAATTTCGGCAGCAATTTCGGCTGTTGTTAAAGTTGGGCCATCAGAAACAACCAGAGAATCTAAATCTATGGTTTGTTTTACATTATCAATAATGACATTTTGTGTGCCATCAACAACAACATCTATAGTTTGATCTGTTACACCTGTAAAATCCCATTCTCCACTGGTAGGCCCACCCGTACCGGAAGCTGTATAACCATCAACGCCTGAAGTAGTGGCGGCGACTGTCATACCTGTTCCAAGACCAGGGAATTCATTTGTTGCGGTATTTCGGTTGACAACTGTTCCGCCATAAAGGGCATCAAGTACCGATATAAATTCTAACTCAGAATCAGGACCAAAAGCAAAAGTAGTTCTAACACAAAGCAAATCGCTGGATGTGTAAAATATAATTCCATCATCTGTTGCCAGTTGGTCATTAAAAACTACGGCTAATTGAGCAGCGGTATAACCAGTTGGATTATCTGTATTACTTACATCGTTTGCCAAGGCTACTAAAGTCTTGGACATTAAGATGCCGTTTAACTTCCATCTAAAGAAAACATCTTGATCAAAAACGTACTCGCCAGCCACTGGTCCTGCAATTTCAGAACAAACTCCGATCACACCACCCGCAACAGGAACTTCAATTTCTGCCGTAGCAGCAGCGTCATCACTTACTTGGTCTAAATCAGCAACGCGAACAATAAATAATTCATTCGCAATCAAAAGATATTGCTGAGCAGCATAGATTAAGTGGGGGTCGCCCTCTTGTGGGTGTGGGTATCCGAAAATTGTCCATAGTTGCCTGTGTGTTTGTACCAGGGTAGGAATATTTACTGGACCTTTACTTGCAAAACCAACCATACCGCAGCGATGTTGGCTACGAGATGGGGCAATAAAGCTAAGATCAATTTCCCTAATGCGGACACCAGGACTGAGCGTATTGCTTGGAAGGAAGCCTCTTAATATCGCCATAGTCTTATTCTCCCTTGTTCGCCTTAAATTTGTTATCTGGTATAAATTTGGTGCTTATTAAGCCCCACTTTTTTAGACGATCTACATATTCAGTTGTTAATTCGTCTTCAAGGTAGTATATATTATTTCCTTTACCAATTCCCGGTATATTTAAACACGTAAATGAATTAGAACCACTACCAGGTATTTCTTTACGTGATCTCACCACTACTTGAACTGGGAATTTATTTGAATTTTTTATTTCAATCATTTAGTACCTCTGTGCCAAACTGCATTCTTTCGATTTGTTCAATGACATCATCACTGTTAGTCGCCTCGTAGTCAGTTTTAATTTTAAGCACAGCTTTCTTTCTTACTAGCGGTTGTGGTATATATGTCTGGGCCGTAATATTCCATTGGTATTTAACCACTCTTTCGTTCATATCTCCTGGTTCAGTGTCAATGTTATTGGCCGAACCATCCAGTATAACTATTATCTCCCATTGTACGCCTCTTACTGATATATATGCGGCTGGCACTAATTTTGTAAATATTTGTTCTACAATCATATTCATGTCTTCTTCGTATAAAGTCCAAGCATATAAGGTGTAACTAATATTAACAGGTACACCTCTGGAAATGCCAAAGACGGTATCTCGGTCTTGAACCTCGCTAGCAGTAAATCCTGGTTTGCCATCAGGTGATCTTCTTGAATAATCAAGAGCCTTATGATAGACATATCTTTCAGGACTGTATTGAATGTCTGTATTGTGAACAGCCATTATCGGCAGCTTAATTCTGTCCACCACTAAAGTATTATCATCTCTTACGTTGTCTTGTAATATTATTTGAACTGCACGCTCCTGGCTTCCCCATATAATAGGTATGGGCCAACCACGTCCATTTTGATCATTAACAATTACATCTCTGAATAAGTCAGTTATTGCTTCATCGCAGCCTCGAATTGCACGGTTGTAACGATAAATATGAGTGCTGCTTCCAGTCTGATTAGCAATATGACCAAATTGCACCGGGTCGCATAAAGCTGATTGTCCATGACCAGTGTATTGGTTGGGGGGTATATCTTGTAACCAAGATTTAGTTGCGCCTGCTGTTCTTTTTTGAGTGTCGTCAAATTTATTGCCACAAATTTCATCGGCATCGGAGCAATGGTCTGGTGGCAAATCTTGATTTACACTTTGCGTTAATGGACTGATCGGCACGCCGCATCCGGCAAGTGATTTATTTGTGTCAACTGAATTTTTTGTTGGTTCTGTCATTTTTTTTATCTCATACTTAGTTAGAGGTAAAGGATAAATTTAATATGCAAGATATTGAAATTAAGTATCGAACTTGGTATAAAGGCCAAGGTCCAAGACAGATTAAATTAGAAATACCAGGTTGGTCTGGACATAATAATAGTCATTCTAATGGCGAAAAGCCGCAACCGTGGCATTGCCCTCCATTTGTTGCCGGTTCTATTTATGGATTAGAATTAGTGTATCCTTTTGAAACTGAGTGTCTTGTTAGAACGAGAGACGGTAAAGTTGAATTTGAAGGGGATTTCGCAAAAGAATCATCTGAATGCAATGTTAAATTGCCTCCTTTTAGTAATTTCGCACCAGGGCATTATGGATTTACTTCGTCTTTGGATATAGAGTGCGATCCTGATTATGTGATTAGGTTAGAACCACATCCTCGATATTATGTAGACACTGTGGGCGATGTACCGCTTTGTATTACCGGACATTTAGAATCTTGGTGGCCCAGAATTTTTTTCATTGTCTTTAAAGCTCCGTGGGAAGGTCAAACTCATATATTTCGCAAGGGAGAGCCATATGGGCAATTATTAACGGTGCCTCGCAAGGTAAGATACTCTGTCAAAAAGATGACAGATGAAGAGCAAGCCGTGCGATCAAGACGAGATACGAGAATATCTAATTGTGGTAAACATATTGCTCACAATTCTTGGCTAGACTATAAAGGACATCGTTTTGATGATAAATATAAAATAATGTCCAATGCTTTTAATAGAGGAGGAATTGCAGCAGTTGACAAGCTATTAGACAAGGCTGTCAAAAAAGATGTTGAAGCCAAACAAATCCACGAAGGTAAATCTAAAATTAAGCGTAAATTACTTAAAGCATGAAATCTTTTAAAATCAAAAAAAATAAGAATAGGGTTCCGTTCTTAATAAGAGAAGTACGTGGATTTCTGCCAAAACCTAAGTTTCCTCTAAAACTCTTCAAGATAAGTCCAGAAGAAGCTATTTCCCTATATCGTCAATCCGAAAATCAGGCTCCTTTTGAGTTACCCGACCCTCGCCAGTAGTAGAACTCTCCTGAAATCGCCCGCAAAATACTTTGAGCCTTATTGCGCCCCAAAGCTTGTGTTCTTCAAGACTTCGTTGAGTAATCTTCCAATTCTCACGAAGATGGGGAGAGTAAATTCTCGAACCCACTTTTGGCGGGTGACCTATCGCAGCTAAAACTGCTTGATAATTAAATTCAAACTCCATTTCATCTATGCCATCTATTCCAAACATATTTTGGTAATTTTGAGATGGTATGGGTTCGTATAGTCCAAATAACTGAACTGGATGGGTTGAATATATTTTGCCACGATCTTCTCGATATATTGGGTCTAAGGTAGATACGTTAATAAAAACCTCATGGTAAAAAAGAGGTGTTCCACCAATTTCAATGGATTCTGCGTCCCATTGATTAAATAGGCAATGGTCTGGACTCTCCGGGTCAAATTGGGTTAGGCTTCCGACAGGAAGAAACTTGCTTCCATCAGGGTTTAATATTGTCATTTGTAACTTCCTTGATTTTTATTTGTGGGTTTGATTTGAGTTGTGATTCTCACACCCGAACTATTTAGAGATATGAATACTAGTAACATCAATGTGGCGAATACTAAATCTAAACGATTTCAGCCTAAGAAGTAGCGAGCCACGCTTCAAATTCTTTTTTGTTGTATTTATCAGCCTTTAGTATGTTTTGTTTTGCCAACAAAGGTTGCAAATTATCTAAACAACAAATTAGAGCTATGTCGAGAATGCCGTAATCAATGAAGGCTCTTACCGGAAAAATATGATCTAAATGCCAACTTTTGTTTTGAACAGCTTTCCAATTAGAGTGTGATTGGAGATGTTCAAGTAAATCTTTTGCTGTATACCCCAATATAGATTCAGACTTGTATAGTTTGGATTGATTGGTTGCTTCAAGACATCTTCTTAAAGCCTTGTCCATACGTTTTCTAAAATTGATGTGACAAGATCGTTTGCAATACTTTTGTTTGGATGTTTGTTGTGGAATAAACGTCTTATTACATATTGGACAGATTTTGGGCTGCTTTATGTGTTGGGCATTACGTTCGTTTTGTTTGACTCTGTAGTAATCTGTCCTACATGCTTTGCAGCAAAATTTTTGACGTTTCCAGTTAGAATTAAGAACTGGTAGAAATATAGTTTCACAATAAGCGCATTTTTTTTCTTTTGCTTTTGCCAATTTGTTTACTTTTAATTTTTCTCGATAATGTTTCATACTTTTATTTTTCTTGTAACAAACTCCTGCTAAATATGAATACTGTGTGTTCCACATTTCACTAGACGGCCACCCATTGTTTTCTTTAATAATACAATTGAACTCTTCAATCATTCTATCTTCTGTCCAATAACCTTTAGGTTTTGCCGTATCATAGCCAAGTTGTTTAGCAAATTCACTAATCTTCGTACCAGATGTTACAATTTTGTTACGAAGTTTGAATTCCTTCAAATTAACTAGATCAGTATGTCTAGGAAACCTGTCGAGTTGATTGGTTATCCTTTTGAGTTCTTTTAGTATATCCATGAAAAAAATCTCCTTTACAATATAGTAAAAGAGATTTTTTTAATCTAAGTTTATTTTTGAATTTATTTTTATCAGTCAAGCTGGGTCTTGGGGATTATTTCTATATTTCCGCCGCCTACTCCCAAGGGAAATGGAGCGCCAGCGAATCGCTCAAGCCACAATAAATTACCGCTCGTATCAGTAATGTAATATCCGTATAAATTGACTGCCCCAGTGAGCGTAAATGTTTGTAGCGGGTAAGATGCTGTGGTTACATCGGTAACTGTAGCAAACGTCCAGCTTGCAGGGGTGCCTAAAGTAATAGCTGCATACCCAATACCAACCGGCTCATTTAGCGAAGCAACAATGGTGCTTTCATCAGGCGTAATGTTATCAGTAAATAAGCGCAATACAGGATTGCCTGGGTCAATTACGTTTAGTATGTATTTTAGTACCAGAATCTCTGAAACATTCGGTGTAACTAAAGTCATAGTTTATCCTCCAGCATATTTAGAATTAGCATATATATTTGTAGGAGTATAATGACCATAAAAAAGAAAGACGGAAGTATTTATAGGCTGCAAGGGCCTAATCCTTTGGCCAAGGATCAAAATCTATGGGACGATGAAGACGATTTGGTTCTTCATAACATGGATTGGAATGATGTTGAACTCCCCAAAGAAGAAGAGGTTAAAAAATTTAATAGTAGCTTTGAGGTTAATGATACCGGAGATGACGTGGCTGTAATTGATGAGCCGATTGTTGAGCCAACCAAGAAAGAAACCGAAGAAATTCCAGTTATACCGGAAGTTAAAAAAGACGCTCGTCCTCGCAATAAAATGCAGAATGTGGTAGATATTTGGTGCCTTCCTGCCGAGATCCGAGAATACCACGACCCGCTTTATGACCAAGTAACTAAAACCATTCAATATGGCGACAAGATTATGTTTGAAGGCATCGTAGTGAATAATGATGGTTTTACTATGACCTTTTGGACTAATATAGAAATACCCAAGAAAGGGTCTATTATTTATGTATCTCGAAATTCAGTAGGAGATTCCTACCTTGAAAAGAGATGGTGGAAAGTCGAAAGAATGATTGATTCCACTGAAGAAGACCGACTAAAACAATCTGGGGGGCTTTTATTTTATTGTGTTCCGTCCTCATTCACTCCAGATTTTACTTAAAGATTTTATCATTTGGATCTGCTGGCGCATCTTCGGCACGAACAATGGTAGAGATGCCCAGTTCCTCTAATTTAACTTTATGATCTTGTACGCATTTTGAATACGCCACAGAATAAATGGCTGCAACAAAATTTCCAAAGCTTTTCATATCTTTTTCTGTTAATAGACAGGAGCTAATGCGTTCTATGATTTCAGCATTTGGATAGTATTCTTCTTTTAATAATTCGGCCATGTATTTCTTAACTACATGGGCTTTGGGATTAGTTAAAAACTGTTCAAAGCTCATTTCTTTTTGCTCTTTTTAATTGGCCCTTTTGCTGGTGATTTAACGCCTAAGCCACCCGGCACTCCCCACATTTGAGAGTCCGGTTGATTATATCGTTTGCCTTTCATAGTTCCTGAAACAACACCCGTACCAGCCATTTCTTGCTGAACTTTTGTTAGTTTGGCCAAAGCGAAGTCTATTCTCTTTTTAATATCTGACGTCATTGTGCCTTGGTTCAGCATGTTT